GATTCATCAGATAAGCATGTGAGCGAAAATAAAGGCTCTATTGAAATGGTTAAAGGGCTTCGAAAATTAGGCTGGAAGGTTTCAAAGGTTAGTAAAACAAAAGGGGTTATGTATTGGGTTAACTCTATGAAGAGAAAGAAAATACATATTGTTAAAAACCAATTCTATCAACAAGCTAAAAAAGAAAAAGAGAATTACAGAATGAAAGAAATTAACGGCATAGCAATCAACCAGCCTATAGATGATCACAACCATTTTTGGGATGGTGGAAGATATGGACACATGGCATGGAATGGTTCCAGCCAGATTTTTACAACCGAATCCGCAGTAATAAACCAAATACCTTACTAATTAAATACCATAACCATGTTAGAAATTATCGAACTACTAAGAACGAATCCTGAATCAGCTTTTGCTAAAATCAAAACGCTCACTAAGGATGTTGCTAAAATTGAACAATACCGAAAGGAATACAAAGAACACGACCGAACCATTAGAGATACCCAGGTTGGTAAAACGCAAATGGATAAGGTAATTCAAGGAAAACCAACAGTTAAAGCGGTTAGAATTCCCATCAACTTTGCAAAGAAAATTGTAAATACTTCTACTGCTTTTGAAGTAGGCAAACCTGTTACTCTTATTGCTTCAGAAGATAACAGCTTATCTGCACTTGTGAAACAGATTTGGAGAACACTTAGAATTGATGCAATCATTCAGCAATTGGTGATGTCTAAAAAATCAGAAACTCAATCTGCAATACAGTTCTATGTGGTTGATGTAGAGCAAACCTCTTTGCTTAATAAAATACTTACCAAGCTTGGATTAAAAACGCAGGCCAAAGAAATAAAGGTGAAGCATTTGATAAACTCCAAAGGTATTATGACTCCTGTTTTTGATGAGCAGGACAGCATGATTCTTTTTATGTGGGAGTTTAAAACGCTAAACATCGATGGTAAAGCAATAAACAACGTCCAAGTATGGGATAAAGTAAATCGTTATGATTATTCAGATGCATCAGGCTCTATGATTGCAACTGAAACCAAACCACATGGATTTGACCGCATTCCTATTGTTTACGTTTCACAAGACGAGCCGGAATGGTTTGATGTAAAAGAAATGATTGATAGATTAGAAACCACTTTGTCAAAATTAGGAGGTTCGAATGATTATACTGCTTATCCGCTTTTGAAAATATTTGGAGAAATAGAATCTTTCCCTGAAAAAGAGCAGAACGGAAAGGTGTTGCAGTTTCCAATAAAAGTAAATGATGAAGGAAAAGAGGTAAAAGGAGATGCTCAGTTTTTAGAATCTCAAGGAGCTTCTGAAAGTATGGAGTTAGAACTTGAAAAACTTGAATCCTTTATCTATTCTATTTCCGACACTCCGAACTTATCATTTGATAACGTTAAGGGAATAGGCAGTTTATCAGGTGTGGCAATAAAATTGATGTTTATGGGAGCAATCATCAAAGCATCTATCAATGAAGGTTACAACCGGACCATGATTGAGCGAATGATTAATATCATCATATCCGGTATCACTAATACTACAAACACTTCTTTGTCAAATGAAGCTAATGGTTTGTATTATGAAATTCAATTCAATTCCGTTCTTCCGGATGATTTAAAAGAAGCGGTTGAAATTGCAAGTTCAGCAGTTGAAGCCGGCATTATGTCCAAGAAAACCGCTGTTGAGTATCTTGGAATGAATGAAGATACTGATGAGGAATTAGGATTGATTGAAGGCGATCGTGAAGTTACCGAAACATTGAACACTCAAGTTTAGAAATCCCATAAATAACACAACTCAAAACCACTCTCAAAAGGAGTGGTTTTTTTTGTTTGTTAAAAAAATTATTTAGAATGATTCTAAATAACCTAATATTTATTACATTTGTGTCCAACACATTAACTATTAATCAATTTAAACAACATGGCAGTAGACAAATTAAAAGTGATTGCAAGACTTAAGGCTTTATTCCCTAAGGCTAATTTATCACAAAAGAGGTTAGACGCATTGGCGGATAAACTCGCAAAAAAACCAGCTGATGATGCTGATGATGTAGCTATTGATGCAGTAATCAATGACTTTAACGAGATTCTAAGCATTGAGGATATCGCCCGTGAGGACGATAGACTACGAACTTTAGAAGCGGAAAAGAACAAGCCTAAACCAACAGACCCGCCAAAACCGGAACCAACACCTGCTCCAAATCCGGAACCACCTAAACCAGATGATACTCCGGCATGGGCTAAAGCAATGGTTGACAAGCTTGAAAAAGTTACTACAGAACTAGAAACCATCAAAACAGGTGAAGTTGTGAAAACCAAACAACAGACCGCTCAATCATTGATTGATAAGTCTGAGGTTTTGAAAAACTTAAAGCCTGAAATCAAAAACAGTTGGGTTAAACGCATTGACTTAAATTCAGAAACACCATTCGAAGAGCAGGTAACTGCTTTGGAAGCGGAATATACTGATTTAGTTCAAGTGAGCGTAAATGCTACTTCCCATGCAGGTGCAGCAGGTGGTGGACAAGCTCCATCAACTGTAAACGAAAAAGAAATTGAGAAGTTGGTTAACGAAATGTAAACTAATTATTAATCAAAAAATTTAAAAGATGCCAACAGTAGATTTAAACAATACACCGGTTGAATACGATACTACGTTTGACGTTATCGTAATCAAGAAAGTCGTTCACGACATCCCGGGTGGAAAAACACTTGATGTAACAGGAGTTGCTGATTCAGTGTTAAAAGCAGGGCGTGTTATCATCGAGCAAACCTCGAACAAAGCATTAAAGCCACTTGGGATTACAAGCGGTGCTTATGATGCACTTCCAGAAGGACATACCTACAAAGGTATTTTAGTTGCTACAATCTTAACTAAGAAGCCTTTTGCTTCGGTTATGTTAAGTGGCGACATGAATGAAGAAGCTGCAATCAATTATGGTTTGCCAGCAGTACCTGCCGGAGCGAAAACCGCTTTAGGAAATCACATTTTATTCACTCAAGACTAATTTAAAGAATTATGGAAAAGTCATTATTCCCACAATGGGTGGATAAGTTGTTTAAAACTATTGCCCTTAAAGTTGTAGAAAAACTAAATGGAACTAAAAATCCTTTAGTGTATTTCCACAGAACTATGCTACGAAAAGAATTTAGCCCAACTTTGAAATGGGGTTCTTTGTCGGTCAACAATAACGTTGTGGCTGCGGATGTAGTTGCAATGGATTCTTCATTGCCATTAAAAAAACGCGATTCATTGCGTAAAGCAGATGGTGATATTCCTAAAATCGGTATGAAATTATCGTTGAACGAAAACACAATGAACGAACTAAACATCTTGCTTTCTATGGGAGGTCAGGATAGTGAAGTTATTAAAAAGTTGTTTGGTGATACAGATAAAGCGATTTCCGGTGTTTGGGAGCGTTTAGAATATATGTTTCATGAGGCATTATCAACAGGATATGCTCTAGTTCCGGATGAAGATAATCCAGGCTTAGGTATTCGCGTTGATTTTGGACATCCAAATTCAAACAAATACGGTGTAGCTACTGTTTGGACAGACACCACAAACGCAACTCCAATTGATGATATCAATCATGTTCTACAAAAAGCAAGAAATAACGGTGATACAATTCGCTATATCTTGATGGACATGAACGCATGGAATCAATTCAAGAGAAACGCACAAGTGAGAGCTGAATACGGATTTAGTTTAGGATTCACAGGCACGAACGTTCCTAATGTTCCATCTGTTGAAAAAGCAAACGAATTCTTATCATCTTCTTATGGTGTTACAATTACCGTTGTTGACCGTCATGTGATGGTTGAGAAAAACGGAGTTCGTAAATCAATCAAACCATGGGCAGATAACGCTGTTGTATTCTTAACTGATTTAATGGTAGGAACGTTAACTTATGGTCGTTTGGCAGAAGAAACTTTCCAAGATAAATCTGTTGATTATGCTAAAGTTGATGATTTCATCTTGGTTTCTAAGTATCATAAGAATGATCCAATCAAAGAATTCACTTCTGCACAAGCCTTAGTGTTGCCGGTAATCAATAATGTAGATTCAATTTACATAATGGATGTTACCGATGCAGAAGCTACAACAGGACAAACTGAAGGTGATGCAACAATCACAATCTTTGGCGATTCAACTGTATTGGTTGAAAACTTAGTTAACGCTTTAGTAGCAGTTGGCAAAGTTGCTACTACAGATATGACAGATGTTGAATTGATAACACTTGTTAATAAGTTGTCTAAAGCTAAAGAATTGGAGTTAAGAGCAATATTAGAAATACCTACAGTTAATGCAGGTAACGATGATACTGCGAATGCTGCAACCAAAGCTTTACTAGGAACTGCAACAGCAGCAGAAGGTAAAACAATAGCATCTGTACAATGGTCTCAGGTTTCTGGACCAAACACAGCCGGATTCTCCGCACCAACAGCATTAAGTACAAACGCAACCGGATTAATTACTGGAGTTTATGTGTTTAGATTAACTGCTACTGATAGTGCCGGAACTGTTGCTAGTGATACTGTAACAATAACCGCTACTGTAGCATAATAAAAAGTAAATGTATTCTGAAAGTGCCATAAATACGTTAATCAACAGAATAAGTTGGGGTTTGCCTCAAGAAGCATCCTTTGTAATTGAG